CCGCATGCGCAATGCCAAGTCGGGCCAGTGGTGGGAAAATGAGGGCCAACGTGCCTTGGCTAATAACTCTGTGGCCTACACCGAGAAGCCAGACGTAGAACTCTTTATGAAAGAGTGGCAGTCTCTGATCGAGTCCAAGTCCGGCGAGCGTGGTATCTTCAACCGGCAGGCTTCCAAGAACCAAGCAGCCAAGAACGGTCGCCGAGACCCAGAGTGGGAATTTGGTACTAACCCCTGCTCAGAGATCATCTTGCGCCCGTATCAGTTCTGCAACCTGACCGAGGTTGTAGTACGGGCTACTGACACCATCGACACCCTGAAGAACAAGGTACGGATTGCTACAATCCTTGGCACCATCCAGTCCAAGTACACTGACTTCCCATACCTGCGTAAGGTCTGGAAGAAGAACACAGAGGAAGAGCGTCTGCTTGGTGTATCCCTCACGGGAATTATGGACAACCCGCTGATGACCAGCAAGAACGCTGGACTGGAGAAGACCCTTGAACATTTACGAGATGTCGCAGTTAGCACTAATGCAGAGTGGGCCGACCGTCTTGGCATTCCTCACTCAGCAGCCATCACCTGTGTTAAACCGTCTGGGACGGTCTCTCAGCTTGTGGATAGTGCCTCTGGTATTCATGCTCGGCATTCCCAATACTATGTCCGCACTGTAAGGGGCGACAACAAAGACCCTCTGACCAAGTTCATGCAGGACGCTGGTGTGCCGTCTGAGCCTTGTGTGATGAAGCCTGACACCACAACTGTCTTCAGCTTCCCGGTAAAGGCCCCTGACAACTGTATCACTCGTAACGACATGACGGCTGTAGAGCAGCTTGAGACATGGCTGATGTATCAGCGTCACTGGTGTGAACACAAGCCGTCTGTGACCATCACCGTCAAGGATGACGAGTGGCTGGAAGTGGGTGCCTTTGTCTACAAGCACTTTGACGAGATGTCCGGTGTGTCTTTCCTGCCACACTCTGATCATGTCTACCAGCAGGCCCCCTACCAAGAGTGCAGCAAGGAAGACTATGAGGCTTTGGCAAAAGACTTCCCTTCCTCTCTTGACTGGAATCAGCTAGGAGAGTATGAAGTAGAAGACAATACTACGGGCATGCAGTCTCTGGCCTGTAGCGCAGATAGCTGTGAGATCGTAGACCTGACATGATTAACGTAGTCCTAAAGCATCACTGTGGTAGTGATCTGTCGGTAGTAAACTCGGCGAGGGTTTCTTTTGATAAGGAGTCCTCGTCTCTTTCCGACAAAGATGAGAAGCTGATCCACTACCTCGCCAAGCACAAGCACACCTCACCCTTCGGTCATGCCTTCGTGACCTTCAAGGTGGATGCTCCTGTGTTTGTAGCCCGTCAACTGGTGAAGCATAAGTTCTTGCGCTGGAACGAGGTGAGCCGTAGGTACGTTGACAATGAGCCTGACATCTACAGCCCTGATCACTGGCGTCAGCGGCCAGAGAACAAGAAGCAAGGCTCTGGTGAGGCTTTCGAGAAGGAACACCAGCAGTTCATGCAGCAACAGTACGTTGAGATCATGGACCGTGTGCTGAAGATGTACGAGTATATGCTGGCCTATGGTGTAGCACCAGAGCAGGCTCGTATGATGCTGCCACAGTCCATGATGACTAGCTGGTGGTGGTCTGGTAGCCTTGACGCCTTTGCTGACATGTGTAAGCTGAGGCTCGGGCCTGACAGTCAAACCGAAACCCGAGAGGTGGCAATCCAGATTGCTGAGGAAATGGTGAACCTGTTTCCTGTCTCTTGGAAAGCCCTGATGGAGAATGATTGATGGCTTGGACCGTTATCACCCAACCTAACTGCCCCTCCTGTCATGCAGTCAAGGAACACCTAGACCTCCATGAAGTATTGTATGACGAGTTTGACATCACTGAGTACAAAAATCAGTGGATCAGGTACTTGTTAAAGCAAGCAGGCTATAGTACAGTGCCGCAAGTCTGGACCCATGAGGGCCAGTATCTAGGAGGCTACGAAGGAGTCCAGAAACATGACTTATAAGCCATTCGAGAAAGACCTGTACGATAAGTATGACGTACCCACTAAGGACGCCCTAGTCAGCTACCTTGAGCAGGAAGGTCATACTATCAAGCGGATCAAGGAAAACTACTACGCTGATGTTGTATCCATCAAGGATAAGGAGACGTTCTACAGTGAAGCCGAAGTTAAAGCCTCTTGGAAGGAAGAATGGCCGAAAGATTGGGAAGACCTCCGCATTCCGGGGCGGAAGGCACGGCTCCTACAGAAACACGCAACAATCACGTTCTTCGTATTTCGTGGTGACTGCAAAGAATGCTGGATCGTCAAAGGCGAACAACTAACCTCGGACAGGCTTAAGCAAGCCTATGGTCCGAATATCCGACCCGGCGAACTATTCTTCCATATACCCGTGAAAGAAGCGAAACTAATTCGACATGACGAGAACGGTTGGACGGAAGTCACAAAAGAAGCAGCAACCGCAAGCACCAAAAAGGCCACCACTACAACCAAAGACAGAAAGACAAAAGCTGTACCTAAACGCCCTAAAGACCAGTCCACAGACGATAGTTCTGGGTCCAGCGGGGACGGGTAAGACTTACATAGCAGCCTCATTTGCTGCACAGATGTATCTCGACAAAGACATAGACAAGATTGTCATAACCAGACCTCACGTCTCTGTCGGGAAAGACATAGGGTTTTTGCCCGGTGGTGTCCTAGATAAGGCTACACCTTGGGCAATGCCTACTCTGGATGTCCTAGAGCAATGGATGGGCAAGGGGGTTCTCGATACCGCACTAAAGAACGGTAACATCGAGATAGCCCCCTTAGCCTTAATGAGGGGCAGGAGCTTTGAGAACTCCTTCATCATTGTAGACGAGGCCCAGAATATAACTACCCATGAGATCAAGATGTTATTGACACGGGTGGCAGAGGGGTCTAAGATCGTCCTGAATGGTGACGTACAACAGTCAGACCTCAAAGAGGCCAACGGTCTAGCTAAGATCGTCTACCTCAGTAGAAAGTATGACGTGTCTGTACCTGTCATTGAGTTTACAATAGATGATGTTGTTAGGAGTGAAGTATGTCGGCAGTGGATTTCGATCTTTATGCAGGAAAAGATTTAGAGACGGAGGCCAGCATTGTAAAGCACCCTCCGCACTACACGCAGTACAAAATAGAACCTGTTACATTCATTATGACCAACCGCCTATCGTTTGAAGTTGGGAATATGGTTAAATACGCATGTCGAGCGGGCAGTAAGCTATACCCGGGACAGGACGAAACAGAGAGCCGGATAACCGACCTCCGTAAAGTACAGCGTTACGCTGAGATGGAGATCAACAGGCTACAAGGTAAGGACATATTGTGAAGTATTTTTTGTTGGGGTTAGCCCTATCAGCCCCCGGTGTGGCCTTAGCTGAAGAGCCTATCCAAAAGGCTATGAGCGATACTAAGGACATAGGAGCGCTCACAGCGGCCCATATCGCTCAGTGCGGAGAGTTGGACCCAGAGGCTACACCAGCCTTTCTGGGCGCTCTGCTTACCATTATGACCTCTTCTCAAGACGAGTTTAGCGAAGAGACTGTCATAGAGGTACAGAAGCGACAGTTCTTTGAGGCATTCCTGCAAGCCAAGGGCTACATCGAAGAGAATGGTTGTGCAGGCTTCAACGCTATGATAGACGGGTATGAGGGCAACATGAACTACATGGACAGCCTCTATGATCTGTACACACCACTGGATAGCCTATGAAAGCATACAACCTGAAAGAGTTTAAGAAGCTTGTAGAAGGTGCTGATATGATCTACGGCAGGGTTAGCCTTAACGCTGCTGTTAGAGTGCCAGTCAGGATCAGGAAGAAGACTCTGCTCAAGTACCTAAATGATTTAGGTCCCGGCACTTGGTCAGAAGCACTCTCCATCTACGCAGAAACAGGGACCACCCCCAAGGGAAATAAGACCCTTACGCTGGTCTAGTTGTTCGCCGTTGATTTGTAGAAGACAGTAAGCAGGACCGGGGGGCAGTACCCCGCACCTCCACCAACTATGGGGGTGAACTAGGATCGACTGGTACTAGACGCTATAATGAGGCAACCGAGTGGCTCCGTAAGAGCCAACCTTGATAAGTGCTAACAATTATGTTGCACCTTCTGTAGCCCTTGCGGCATAACAGACGGGCCTACGAGGGGCCTTGGAACAGAAGGGGGCTTCGGCCCCCACTCGTTTATAATTATAATAAGAGGAAAAAATGAAACAGTTTCTAACTTCCGGCATTATCGCTGTTGCACTGGCCGGTGTAGCAGTAGCACAGGTGGATCAGGTTTATACTGCCTCTCCACAGAACACCTATGTTGAGATTGGCACCACCTTTGAAGACGAGACTATTATCGCTCTCGGTACTGGTGTCAGCGGGGGAGGCGTATCTGCTTTTGCAGAACTCTCTGGCACCACTGACAGCAACTTCAAAGCACGGGCTTACACTGAAGCAGACCTTGGTAAGTTCAAGATCACTCCGGGCCTGAACTACAGTTGGGGTGATTCTGGCGGCGACATCATCGGCTTTGGTGATGGTAACGAGTGGGGTGATGTCTCTGCTGATCTGGAGCTTTCTGTCCACCCAATGATCGTTGGCGGTGAGTATGCCTTTGTCAACACCGAAGTCGGCTTCGACGGCTGGTCTCTGGACTGGCAGGGTGGAGAAGTAGGTGCTGGCTACAAGCTGAACCTTGCTGAGAACGTCTACTTTGATGGCCGTGTAAGCTGGTCCTACGACGATCAGTTTGAGGGTGGCCAGCGTCGTATCCTTGCAGGTATCGGCCTCCGCTTCTAAGCCTCCCTAAATCTAGGCATAAAAGAACCCCCGTGGGAATCAACCTACGGGGGTTTTAGTTTGGCCAATCTATTTTTTAATTAGCAGTGTTTTGATTAGCCATCCTATAGGGTGAAAGATCTTCCTCAGTATCTCACCGGGAGATGGAAGTATCCAACCCAATATCAATAATGCCAGCAGCATGAAGTTCGTGTTAGTGATGTTGACAATGCCAGCCATAGGGACGGCATCTCCCGCAACATCGGACAGTAGCTCTGTAGCCTGTTCTAACTGAGGGTTGCCTGTGGCCTCTGCGACTATGGTAGCTCCTTGTGAGAGCAAGCCTAGAGGCGTACAGGCCGTCAGAAAGAACAGGACTACAAATAGGGCTGCTAGGGGTTTAACGATCCTCATATGCCCGTCTCCGAAGAAGCTCTTCTAGGTGCAGGATTGTCGCCTTGGCTTCAGCCAACGCCTCACGAAGCTCTGCAATCTCTCGGAGTAGGGATTCTTTTTGGTAGTTCAACTTGCCGACTTGCTCAGACAGGGTATCAATCTGTTCCTGTAAGGTTCTACGAAACTCGGAGCGTCGCTCATGTTCCTGCTCTGTGCGAGCCTGAAAGAAGCGCCATAGACCGGCTGAAGATAGGAGGGCGACTATAATAGGCACCCCAACCATGCTCAAGAACTCAATGACCATCTGGCCTCTCCACTAATTCAAAATGCGGATAGTCCTT